CGGCTAGTTTAACAGCTCTTGCTGGTAGTACTGTAGCCAGAGGTGCAGCTGTAGGAGCTGTGTCTGATCTTATATCTAAAGAATCAGACGAACAAAACGCATTGGGTGCATTACGTGACCGTTATGGTTGGGTAGATACACCGATAAGCACAAAGGATACTGACCATCCTGTTATGATGAAAGTTAAAAACATCGTAGAAGGTATGGGTATAGGTCTATTTTTTGATGGAATAGCTTATGTACTTAAGAAAGGCAGTAAAGAAGCTGTAGATCAAATTACAAAACGTAATACAAGTATCAGACGACAAGCAGTAGAGTCTGGTGTAGCACAGCTACGCAGAGGTGATGCTGAGTTTAGAGCTGATAAGAACGCTGGACTAGGTCAACCACATCAAGGTGCACACGTATCAGAAGTAGATCCAGATGTTGCTAGGCAACAACTATCTAAAACACGTAAGGACTGGGGATCTGAAGAAGGTTCTACTGGTTCTGTAACTACACCTATTGAACGTGAACGCATAGCACAACTAGGCGATACAGATGAAGAAACTGTAGAACGTATATTTCGTGGATTAGTTAGTAGTGCTAAGTTTGCAAAAGAATTAGAAGCTGCTAAAGGATCTAGACGTACGCTAGTTTCCAAATGGGAAGAAGCTATTAATGCACATCAACAGATTACACAAGGTAGAAATGCCGCAGACTTATCAGCTGGTGAGTATTTAAAAGAATTACTAGAAGCTAATCCTGATGTAGTAGATGGTGTAGAAATATGGACATCTAAAAACGTAGTTGTAGCTGATCTTGTACTAGGTACATTAATGAAACAGTTACGTGATACTGGTATAGCTGGTAGAGAAATAGCTGATTTAGTTGATTTACAAGATATAGATGGACCGGCTAAACAAATTGTAGATACTATGCTTACTGCGTTATACGAAACAAAGAAAGCTAGATTTGTTAAATCTGATTCATTCAGAGCACTAGGTGCTGGTAAAAAAAGTAAAGTAGCTGTAGAAGATGCTATAAATGCAGAAATGGTAGATGCGAGAGAATCTATTATGTCAGTATTAAAAATAGCAAAAGAAGATGACAGCGACGAGTTACTAAACGCATTGTTTGAAGCATTTTCTATGATGGATAATGTAAACTCACTCGATGACTTTGATAGATGGGCTCGTACAATATTACTTGGTGGTAAAATAGCTGAGTCTGGACCTGATCGTACAGGTACAATGATAAGAGAACTTGAAGGAGTTATGACTCATAGTGTATTGTCTGGACCTAAAACACCAGTTCGAGCAATTATGGGTACATCTGCTGCAACATTTCTTAGACCTTTAGCTACGGCTATAGGCTATACAATTAAGGCTCCGTTTACTGGAGAGACTGCTGCGATGAGAGCTAGTCTATCTGCTGTTAATGCTATGATAGAAGCTGTACCAGAATCACTACAATTATTTAAAACTAAACTTAACGCTTACTGGAAAGGTGACATAAGAACTATTAAGTCACGTTTTTTTGAATTTTCTGCTGGTGATGATAATTGGGAAATATTACGTCGTTGGGCAGAAGATAGTGGTAGAGCTGATCCCGGAGAGGTAGCAGCATTTCGTGTGGCTAACTTAGCAAGAATGGCTAACAACTCTAATATGTTGACTTACTCAACTAAAATAATGGCTGCAACTGACGATGCTTTTGCATACATTCTTGGTCGTGCTAAGATGCGTGAAAAAGCCATGCGTAACGTATTAGATCAACAGAACAATGGTATACAAACTCCTGTAATTACCAAAGAGTTAATGAAAGCATATGAAGATGATTTCTATGCACAAGTATTTGACTCTGCTGGTAATATAGTAGATGAAGCTACACAGTTTGCACGTAAAGAAGTTACACTTACACAAGACCTTACTGGTTTTGCAAAAGGATTAAACGATGTGTTTTCTGCTACACCATTAGCTAAACCATTCTTTTTATTTGCTAGAACAGGTGTAAACGGACTTTCTTTAACGGGGAAGTATACACCGGGTTTTAACTTTTTAGTTAAAGAGTTTAATGATATAGCATTTGCTAATCCTAATAATCTAGCTAGTGTAAATAAGTATGGTATTTTTACACCAGAAGAACTTGCTAACGCACGTGCTTTACAAACAGGAAGATTAGCGATAGGTGGTGCTGTAGTATTTACAGCTGTACAGGCATGGATGCGTGGTGACTTACATGGTAATGGACCAGTTGACAGACAGAAACGTCAAATGTGGCTTGACAGTAGATGGGAACCTAGAACAATTAAACTAGGTGATGTACGTGTAGGCTATGACAACTTTGAACCATTTAACTTGATTATGTCTACTATAGCTGATATAGGTGACGCAAGTGAACTTATGGGTGAAGAGTGGACAGAAAACGAACTAGGTAAAGTATCATTAGTTGTAGCTCAGGCTGTAACAAGTAAATCATACTTAGCTGGTATTCAGTCCTTTGTAGATTTATTTGGTGGTAGACGTGGACAGATTGGACGTATTAGTAGTGGATTAATAAACAATGCTGTACCTCTAGCTGGTTTACGTAATGACTTAGGTAAATTATTTACTCCTTACATGCGTGAGTTAAACTCAGGTGTGTTTCAAGCTATACGTAACCGTAACGCATACTTTGAAAATCTTACTGGTATTAACCCATTAGCTGAACAGTTACCTGTTAAGTATGACATGCTTAATGGTAGACCTATCGACGATTGGGACTTTATGACTCGTGCATACAATGCTGTAAGTCCTATTAGTCTTAATTTAGAACAGACTCCCGGTAGAGCATTTTTATTTAATAGTGGTTATGATCTCAGACAGTCTACCTACTACGCACCTGACGGTACAAACTTAACTGATGTACCTAGAATTAGATCTGAGTTTCAGAGAGCGATTGGTATACAAAATTTACAACGTCAGCTAGATAAGCTAGCAAGAGATCCTAGAGCAATAGCATCTATGGAAGAAATGTATAGAGATATTAGATCTGGTAGACGTGGTGACTTTAGTCCTAGAGATTATTGGCATAACAGGCAAATAGATATATTGTTTCAAAGAGCTCGTAGAATAGCTTGGAATAGTATTAAGCAAACTTCTGAGATACTTCCAATTATAGAAGAGCAACGTCGTAAGAAACTTGCACAGATTGAAAAGCAAAGGCAAACATCAAACATCCTCAACATTTATAAATAATGGCAACAACATTCGTAGATTACACTGGGGATGGAAATGCGACCAAAGCGTTTTCTTTCCCTTCTTATAAAGTAGAAGATATTAAAGTAGATGTAGACGGCGTCATTAAGACAGTCAGTACACACTATAATATAACAAGCTACACGACAACAGGTGGTGGTAATGTTGTCTTCACATCAGGCAACATACCAGTAAGCCCAGCTGCAATACGTATCTTTCGTGATACAGACGTAGATAGTGCTAAGGCAACTTTTACAGCAGGGTCATCAGTTAAGGCAGGCGATCTTAACAACAACAATACGCAGTTATTATATGCTGCACAAGAAGAACAGAATCAAACAATATTAACATCTGACATAAAAGATGGTGCTATAACAAGTGCTAAAATATTAGATAATAATGTTACTACAGCTAAAATAGCCGATAACGCAGTCACATCAGCTAAATTTGCAGATAATTCTGTAAGTATGGCAAAGTTAGCTGGAGGTACATTACCTACAGATATAAGTGTAGCTGGTGCTAACATTACAGATCTTAGTGTTGCTACAGCTGACCTAGCAAACGATGCAGTTACAGGAGCAAAGATAGCAGATGACTCTATTAATTCAGAGCATTATGTTGATGGCTCTATTGATACTGCTCATATAGCAGACAGTCAAGTTACTGGAGCTAAAATAGCTAGCACAACTATTACAGACGGTAAGCTAGCATCCAACTCTGTTACATCATCTAAAATTACAGATGCAAACGTAACAACAGTTAAGATAGCTGACAGCAACATAACACTTGCAAAACTAGCTAGTGACTTAAAACAAACTACAATTACAGATGATGATACTAAGCTACCAACATCTGGTGCTATTGTTGACTATGTGGCTGCACAGCTAGAACCATTCGGTGGTTTTGAAGCTATAGCTAACGAGGTATCATTTCCTAATACACAACCAGTATCTGGTGTTGCTATTTCTATAGCAGACGCAGCTGGTATTGTAGTAAGTGGTAGTGGAAGTAGTACAACAGGTAGAACCGTAGGTGGATCTACAGTAACTATAAACAACATACCTTCTAACTTTCACAGTTCTACTGTAGCTAGTGGTATACGTTTTATTGTAACATCTACAGGTTCTGGACAGGTATATAACTATCATAAAGCTACACTTGCAGAAAGTGATCTTGTAGGTCTTAGTGGAGACATAAATGATTTCAACGAAAGATATAGAGTTGGCTCGTCGAACCCTTCAAGTAATAACGACGCTGGTGATTTATTCTTTAATACTGGCACAAATAAATTACTTGTATATAATAGCTCAACTTCTGCGTTTGAAGAAACACAGTCAGTTGGACAATTTTTTATAAATACAATATCTAGTTCATCAGGAACTGGTGGAGGCAGTGCAACATTTAATGGATCAGCTTATAGATTTACACTTAGTAATGCAGGCACAGTTGCCGAGCAACATCTTGTTTCTATCAATGGAGTCATTCAGAAACCTAACACAGGAACCAGTCAGCCAAGCGAAGGCTTTGCTGTCGACGGTGGCGATATTATCTTTTCTGCCGCCCCTGCTAGTGGTGTTGATTTCTTCATCATTACAATCGGATCAACAGTAAATATAAATGAACCAAGTGCTGGCAGCGTAACAGCTGCAAAGATTGCAAGTGGTGCAGTAGAAACAGCAAAGATTGCTGATGATGCAGTTACTGATGCTAAACTTGCTAACTCAATTAACTCAGCAATAGCAGCTAACACAGCAAAAACAACGAACGCTACCCACTCAGGAGACGTTACAGGTTCTACAACTTTAACACTTGCAGCTTCTGGTGTAAGTGCTGGTAGTTATGGTTCAGCCACAGCTATCCCAGCAATTACTGTGGATGCTAAGGGACGTATTACAGCAGCATCTACAAACTCTATCAACACCTCTACTATACCAGTAGCAGATGAGTCATCAGACACAACTTGTTTTCCTGTATTTGTTACAGCAGCAAGTGGAGACCTAGCACCAAAGAGTGGTAGTAATCTGACCTTTAACTCTGCAACAGGAGCTTTAGGTGCAACATCTTACACAGGTGATGGTAGTAGTTTAACAGGTGTAGCTTCAGCAGTAGCTGACGGATGTATCTATGAAAACTCACAGACTATATCTAACGACTACACAATTTCAACAAACAAAAACGCTCTTAGTGCAGGGCCGATCACTATAGCAAACGGCGTTACATTGACAGTACCTAGTGGTAGTGTTTACACAATAGTATAATTATGGCAATACAAATAAATGGTAATGGTACTATCACAGGAATTTCTGTCGGTGGTTTACCCGACGGTATAGTAGATACCGATATGATAGCTGCAAATGCAGTTACATCAGCTAAATCTACAATAGTAGGTGGTAAGATTCTTCAAGTTCAATCTGCAAACCCTGCATCAGCAATTCAAATATCTTATGGATCAGGAGGTTATCAGCTACTCACAGGTCTTTCGGTTAACATTACACCAACTTCTGCAAGTTCAAAAATTTTAATAACTACTAGCTTTTCGGTTTATAAAAGTAGTGCTGCTGCACAAGTTGATACTACTCTTTATAGAGATTCTACAAATTTAGGTCAAGCTTCATATGGTTTTGGACAGGTTGCTGATTTAGGTAATTATGGTGGTGTTAATGGTATAAATTTACAATATTCTGATTCTCCCAACACAACTTCACAAGTAACCTATGCAGTATATGGTAGAGTTAATAATGGTCATAACTTTTGGGTTATGGGAAACAATGTTCAAGCAAATATTACAGCGATGGAGATAGCAGCATGAGCATAAAATTAAAACATTCGGGTGGTAACAGCGTATCGCTTAACCCACCTACATCCGCACCTACATCTAGTGACGTAGCTTTTAAGTTACCTAATGCTGATGGTAGTGCTGGACAGGTATTAAAGACAGATGGATCTGGTAATTTAAGTTGGGTAACACCCAGTGCTGGTAAAATTTTACAAGTTCAAGCTACAAATGTTACCGCTCAAAGTGAAATTTTACTAACTAACCACAGTACTTTATATGATACTCCTTTGTCAGTAAATATTACAACAACAGCTGCAAATTCAAAAATTATATTATCGGCATTATTTTCTGGAGAACCAGATTCAGCTGAACATAATTATGGTGTTGTTCTTAGAAGGACAATAGGAGGATCAGGTACTTCCCTATCAGTTGGAGATTCTCGTGGTGGTACTGGCCAACAAGTTACAAGAACTATAGCTATAGGTTATCATGGAGATGATAATGATTCAACTTCAAGTTCTACAGCTATTCCAACGTATTTAGATAGTCCCGCACAAAGTTCTGGAACAACTATAAATTATAAACTTACTATTATGGAGTTAGGTGGTAATAATGGTAATTATTTTTATGTTAATAAATGTAAAAGTAATAGTAACGGTACTGGATATGAAGTACCAGCAAGTTACATAACAGTTATGGAGGTAGCAGCATAATGAGTAGAATATTAGTCGATCAAGTACGATCAAACAGTGCGTCAGGAGACGCTATAACATTAGATGGCAGCGGTAAGTGTGCTATCAATGCAACAACAATTAACAGTTTAACCTTTCCTACATCGGATGGTTCGGCTGACCAAATTATTAAAACTAACGGATCTGGTGCTCTTTCATTTGTAGCAGCTCCAAGTGGTAATACAAAACATCTATCAACAACAACTATTTCCTCTAATGCTTCAGAGGTTATTATTGCAAATGCTTTTAATGAATATCCAACTTATAAATTACTTTTAGTTAATATTAGATGCACTTCAGATAACCAAAACTTGTTTTGTAGATGTAGAGACTCTGGTGGAGATATGACTTCGTACCATAGATCAAGAGCCGCACATGCAGCTGGTTCTAACTTTTCTAACTGGGGTGAGTGGAGAATAAATGGTACTGGTTTAGGTAATGGAGGTGAAGAAACATTTTTTGCTGAATTAAATTTTAGTGGATTCCCTGCTAATCAAACTACAAGATATCACGGTTTAAGTGTATATCAAGCAGACGATGGAGACCCCGAAGGTGAATTTATGAATGGTTCTTGTGATAGAACTGAAGCAGTAATCGCCTTAAAATTTTATTGGAGTTCTGGTTCTTTTGGAGGAAATAATGGAAAGTTTATTTTATATGGAGTAAATAATGCCTAATTTTCACTACATTAATAACGAATTAGTACAGCTAACAGATGCCGAAGAAGTGGCATTTAAAGCAGATCAAGATAGACACGCTGCTGACAAAGCAGCTAATGGCTATAAAGAAGATAGAGCAAAAGAATACCCTAGCGTGGTCGATCAGCTAGATGACATCTACCATAATGGTATAGATGCTTGGAAAGCTACCATTAAA